GGTTAGTGGCGTTATTAACGATATATGCGTCTTCATCCGGTGCTTCGAATGCAGTCGGAATAATAGGACGTTCGTCAATAATAACCAGATTACCATTGGACAGGTAAGCTTCAAACACCTTCAGATCGTCGTTAAACTGTCTTACAGGAGTATCAGCAGCGCCTTCACAAATGTAAATATTCTGTACGGACGGATATTCAGTCGGAGGCAGAACTTCAACTGTACGAATATCCATTTCAGCTTTGTTACCAGCCTTATAGGCATCTTCGTATGCTGCGAAGATGGTCTCCAGGTTATCATAGTATACCTGGCCGGTAAAGCGTTTGGAGCCTTTGCCCTCTTCGTCGTCGATAATGTCGTTAGCGAACAGGGTCAAACCAGAGTTCGGGTCAATAGCTTCCAGGTAGAAAGATACACTGTAGGTTTCCAGGGTGGTCAGGGAACCAGTTTCGGTAGACAACAGTTCAACAGCATAGTTGATATAGTCGTTTTCTCTATCCGAACCCTTATCACGGGAGATACGTACACGATAATCATTACCATATAAGCCACGGCCACGGGACCACCAGCTCATGATGGGCAGTACACGGTAACCAGTTTCCGGATCGGGAGTCTTGGAAGCCATGCGTTCAACATAAGCGTCCAGGTCGTCCAGAGAAATCAGGTTATCTACAACTGCACCAGTATATTTTACTTTCAGTTTGCCGTTTTCAACTTTATAATGACATAGTACCGTGATGTTAGCATAGCCAGCGTCCAACGGCATAACGCGCATGGACTGTGAGTTGGCTAAACCAGTACTCAGAGATACATATGCATTATAACCAGCTTGGCCATACTTACGATAGTTAGGCAGGCCATATTCATTGACCCAGTCAACTATGGAGTCAAAGTACTTCAGTTTATTATCCACACCTTTACTAGATGCGAATACATTCAGGAACGTAGGCCCGTTATTTCTAAACGCCATATCTTCGTAACGAGTGTTATCGTTGATATAGACCTTTTCATGCGGGTGCAGCCATTCCGGAATGATCTGACCAGTTCTAGGCATATATATGTTACCTCACTTTCAAAAAGTTGATTGATACAAGAGAGGAGATATGTTTGTAATTAAACAATCAACCATCAATGTTATATCATTGTTTTATGACGCCAGAGCGGTTCCAGACTGCTTAATACTTGATTATTTCTTCCATTGGGGACAGGCTTTCCTGTTTATTTGTGTTGGCTTTATTAACTGCAGAAGTCAACATCATGTCCATGTCTTCGAATATAATACCAGTAAAAGCAGAGTTAATTTTGGTCAGTTCACGTGCAGATAGCGACACATAATCTGTCATATCGTGATTAGGGTCTTTAGCTAACACAGCCCCAAATTTTTTCTGGGGGTTGTTACGTGAACGGTACCGTTCAGCTATTACTATTTCATAGGTTGAATCAGGTATATCAAAGTTTATACCGGATATTTCCATATTTTTCTTCCATATATTGAACACTTCATCATATGGTGTGAATGATGGTACTTTACCACCGTCTAACATCTGTAGGAAGTGCTTGAAGTTTATAGATACTTTAGGCATATATGCTTCGCAGAATATGTCATTTGTATAATACTTCAACACAACTACAGGTTCTTCGCCATTCTGACTGTGTAGGTCCATTTTACGTACATCGTATCCAGACGGATATGTCATAATTTTAACAGGTATATTCAGTAACCTAATAGGATTTGGACTTTTTCCATCAGGGTCATTATATGTTATAAAGTTGGCTATGCCAAATATCTTATATGTGTCCCCAATCTGTTCTGCCAGGTCTTTCTTGAAATATGCGCCTGGTACAAACAGTTCCATATATGGACCTGTGAATAAGATATTTTCATCTACCACTTTGAAGTATTTAGTATCGACAAATGCCATTTGCTCATCACCTCGTATTGGGGTAAAAATGTTCCTTAACACACCAATTACGTGTGTTAAGGAACTGTGCAACCTAATTACGGCTCAGATAGTAAAGCTATTATACTCTTGATACCAGCTGCAAATTTAGACTTATCAGGTTCTTTCAGCTGGCCTTTCTTTAGCATAATAAGGTTTTGTACTACCTGTGCTATAAAAGCGTTATCCATCTTACTTAGATGGTTAGCATTGAATTTAATATAGCGTGCAAATATGAATATGAATATATTACGCCATTCGGTAATGCCAATGGTTTCTTCTATATTATCAAACATTTGGAAGTATATATTGAACCCATTTTCGTTAGCGTAGTCCTGCGCCTTCTTTAGAGTGTCTGCAAATCGCGTATGGAATGCATGGATTAGGGACTTGCGTCTCCCTGCAGATATCTCTTCCTTAATGTAGTCTACCATAGGTTGAAGATTAGAAGCACTTTCACGTAATTCGATTATACGTGTAATGCGTGCCCGTTCTTTGTCATCGATATTCGGGTCTTCCAGCTTTTCCTTAAATAAGCCATATACATATTCATCCCATACATAGACATCATTGGATTTTTCTACCATATCAGGGTCAAAATGGTTAATCAGTTCATCTATCTTACCAACTTCTGTGTCTATTTCATTTTCAGCATCTGCTATGGATTTCAGGTACAACAGGAACTCGCGATATGCTTCCTTCTTATCTTTGTCCGGCAGCATGTCGTCATAGTTTAGTGTAACTTCAGTCCCGTCAAATACGAAAAACTGACGCATTTCCTCTATGGTAGCTTTCTTTATAGCGGCTTCTGTCACTTCAGATACTCTAGCCTGTATAATGTCTATCTGTTCACTAGTACCATTGAACATGAAGTTTATCTTTTGGTTAACCATGTCCTTCTGGCTTAGCAGTGATTTACGTGTAGTTTTAACATTCATCAACAGATTGGCAGCATTCAGTTTGTCGCCTTTAGCTACTAATTCATCTATCATATTCATAGTAGACGTATAATCTGTTTCATTACTCTTAGGTAGGTCAACACCCTCCTCTATCATTTCTTGGAATTTGTCTCCTACCTTTTCATAGTATTTTTTGGTAGCAAGGTCAAATACCTTGTAACCATCTTTTAGTCCTTTTATCTTATCGGGTGTCATATCCGATATGTTTATCTTAGGTACGTTTTTCATCTAGGTCACCTCATTCCAATGCCATTTTGCGGAACTTCTTTATTAGGCCAGACTCTATAGAGATATATACGTCTGTAAAATGTTCATCCTCGTAGTCTACGGTTAACATTTTGAACATATCCCGTACAAAGTTTTCACCTATAATCAGATCGTTTATAGCATTGGTCATAATATAGATATCATAACGTTCAGGATTGTAGTAGCTTAGCACTTCCATTCCGTCTAAGTCCAAGTCATCAATATAATCTATTACCTTGCGTAAGTTAGCTATAATAATAGCAGCACGTTCGTCAGTTAGTTTACCACGCATACTAGTAGTAACTACGTCGTTTTTATCTTTTAACGACTGCAAGGCTTCGCTTATTGTATCTATATTACGTATGATGTATTTGATAAAGAACTTCTTTAGGTTACGTGCATAGTGTACTGTAAAGAAATCATACACTGCACTACAGATAGGTTGCAGATCTTCCAGGTTCATATCCTCTAAAGCTTCATCGTTCAGGTCCAAGTTATATTTCTTATCCAACATGGATAGAACTTCCTGGCAGAACTTCTGACCATCAGATATAATCTGGTTACGCAGATCTGGGTTTTCTTCCGCTCTGTCCAACTGTTTTTCCATCATGGTGAAATATTCATCCACATAGTTAACATTGGATTCGAACGGATCTGCTATCTGTTCTTTTATGGTTTCGTTTATCAACTCCCGATGGGCAGCTTCCAATTCTGGAAGTTCCACCACCTCGTCGTTGTCTGCTTCATAGTTTTCATATAAGTCAGCAAGCATAACATGTAGCCTCCTATATTATAATTTTACATTTATTGTCTATACAAATATAGCAAATGATGGGTATATCATTGTATACCCATCATTTTGTTATGAATTTATGTCCCTAAAGAAGTCATCTTCATCATCACCATAGTCGTCGCCGTGCATAATGTTATAGTAGTCAGTATCCAGTTTATCTGTCTTCTGCACATTAACACCAAATGTTTCGGAAAAGTTGCTGCGTTCGAGTTGACTACGGCGTATAGCCTCTTTTAACTGTTGCTGGTATAGGTCTTCTTTTGGCGGAGGAGCCGGGAACATTTCCTTCATTTTATCGTCCATTTCTTCATATACGTCTTCATACGTCATAGGTTTCAGATTTTCATCCAGCGGTACACCACCAGGAACAAAACCCCAGTTTGCCAGCTTTTTACCGTGATAACGTACAAACATACCGATTAGGAAACTCATAATGTTATCGTCATGCTCACCCGAACGGGCTTCTATTTTACCAGAAGCCTTTTTTATCAGGTTATTCATGTCGTTAATTATATATGCTGTAGCGAATGCGTCCTTCTTCTCTTGCACAAGACGCATCATAATCTGTATCATCATTTCACGTGATTTACCAGATGTATATACACCAAATGAACGTTGGTTTTCTGCCTCACGTTTTATGAATCCATGTGCGTCTAATTTTTCATCAGGGTTACCTACTAGGTATGCATCACTATCATAGTAAAGGTTAGGTCGTACTTCAGTCATTTTCAGTATCTGAATTACAGCTTCACCCAATGAGTTACGTTCGATAGCTAGTATACCCTTTGGGCATATGTCCCGAATTAGCAATCGTAAAAAAGTACATACGTCAGGAGCACTCATTAGTGGGCTTTTGGCTTCACCAACAGCCCTTTCTTTATACGGATCAATTATTGAAACAGCTGTATTATCGTTATTAGTACCTGTAGAACAGTCGACACCGATAATATATGGTATGTGTTTGTTAATTGGTTCATATAGTCTAACTGTAAATATTTTGTTTAACAGTCGTTCTTCTATTATTTCCTTCTGTAACCCGTTTATAGTTTCCAGATCTTCAGGGTCAAACGGTGAATCACTTGTACCGCGTATACGCTGTAATAACAATTCGCGTTTAATACGCATTTTATCATAACCAAGTTCTTCACACATGGTTTGATACCACTGTTCATCCTTACCTATTTGCCTATAACTGTATTCTATATAGAACATGGAAATCCTGGAATTACGTTTCAGGTATTTCAACAGTTCAGATTCAGATATATCCAATAGTTTATCTGACCATGATGCAGATAGGTCACGCATAAATGAACTGGATTCTACAGGTTCAGTATCAATATTTCCAACGGTTGTAGTATATATACGACAATATGGAGCCCCATTTTTAGCCGCGTTCTTTGCGGATTCCACATATGCCGGCCCTGCTGCTTTACTTATAATACCAACATACGACGTAAATTCAACTTCGTCGAAGTACTGAATAGGTGATGTATTACCACGACCTATATTTTCAGCTTTTGCTAGTGTAGCGGCTTTTGGTTTTGTAACCACACGGTTACCATTAATTGGGTTTTCTATTTTCTGTATAGCATCTGTACCTTTGGACTGTTTTACCTCACCATCTATAAACTGATACTTCTGCTGCATATATTCTGGTAGTAGTGAACGTTGTTCCTTCATACGTTTAAGGTTACCATTTGCAGCTTCCTGGTCTTTGTTAATAAACGACATTTCAGAATTAGAAGTACCAAACAGGTATGTCCATAATAATATAGCTACAACAGACTGTGTCTTACCACACTGACGTGGAATAACAAAGTAGAAGTTTATATTATGCAAGTAGCAGTATATAGCTGCTAAATTACCACGATGTAATTGGAACCGTATACCACCACCTGGTGTAATAGCACCACCCTGTTCTGGTATACGACTTAATTCACGTAAATAGTACCAAGGGTTACGTACTGTTTCAATTATAACACGTTTTATAGTTTCCTGTGATAATGACTTATCATATGGGTCAACCCCAATAAGAGATGGGTCATATAGTTTCAGGAAAAATTTGTTGTTTTTAACACCTAATGATTTTAGGTCTTTAGATGTTTGAATAAACGATAGGTTAGTTGTATAAATATCATACACGTAATGTATTTTCAACTTATAGTCATAACCTACCAGACTTGGGTTTATTGGATATCCAATATCACCCAATGATGTGATAGATGCCTTTAGTTTAGTTGGTGCCGTCTCCAAAGTATCACCCCTTTCGGATAGTAATTGGTCCTGCACCCGTTATATATGAGTGCAGGACCATATTCAGTTATCCTTCATATCCAGCAGGGTATTTAACAAACAGTCCATATCGTTCAGGGGAAATACGCCTAGCAACGATTAAGTCCCGAATTTCAAGCAGCTGTTCCTTCTGTTTCAACAGCTTCTGCTTAGAGTCACGTACTTTGCCTTTGGTGTCATTATCACCAATAAGGGTCAGTGCATAATCTACAATGTGCAGTTTGTCATATACTTTTTCCATATAGTAGATCTTATCATCTACTGACTGGATCTTTTCTATTTCCAGACGCAATACATCTATCTCTTCCTGTGTTACCCGTTTACAACGACCAAGTTTGTCCAACAGTTTCTGTTCATCCTGATGTGCTACTTCGTTCATCTCTTTCACTACTACGTCCATAAACATGGCTTCTTTAATAGCACGGCTTTCCGGTGTAGACGGAGCATATGACTCTTCTACAGCATTCGGATCAGTGCTACTAAACTGACGTAGTATGGATACCAGTACGTTTTTAACGTAGTAGGATTTTTCAGCATTTATCTGTTCACCCAGTGTACGTTTCAGGAATTCCATATTATATTTCAGGTCATTTAACGATTCCATGACCCAGGTCATAATATATGTAATCTTCTGTTTTAGGTCATAAGACGGGCGATCAATGATACTGCTGGTGTACTGGGTAGCTATCTTCGTCAACGCAGCTAAATAGTCTTTACCCATCTCCTCTAATGCGTTAAATAGCGACTCTGGGCAAAACTCTGACCTAAAATTGGTATAGCCGCAAGATTGAATAATTGGAATAATGAAGAAGTTACGGCACCGTGTAGATCTGGAAATAACAGCTGTACGATGGTCAACGTTAAGTGTAATATGACGAATAGCACGATATGCTATCATAACACTTTCGTTGCAGAATACAGTATTTTCAATGCAGTATATCAACATAGCAACGATTTCACGTGTAGTAAACCGACGACTGTAGTCGTATAGAATTTTAGCATCGATGTCGATATACCATTCAGTATTGTTACGCCAGATGGCTTTTATAACCTCACTAGGAGTGTTATAGGTATTCCCCT